AGCTTAGCTACCTGCTAAGCTTGACACCTAAACCCTTTTGAGGCGTTTAGGCGATCCGCAGTGGCAGGCTGCGGCGAGGCCGGCACCGCGTGAGGACCGGCCACCTGCCACCCTTTTACCAGGGCACACCTGCAGCCTTGTTAGGGCTGCGCTGCTCGTTGATTTGGCTGTCGAGCCCCGCGTGGATCTCTAGAACCTTTTCATCGCCCAGCTTTTGCAGTACCCAGGCGACCACCACGTCCTCAGTCAGTTCGGAGTAGGGGATCAGGTCGCCTTCAGGGCGTTCCAGTCCAAGGCTGCCGTAGGCGCCAGCGGAATAAACCGCATCATCGCTCTTGGCGTCCACGGTGTAGTGAGCTGTGAACACGTAGCCGTCGCTGGTTTCGCGTTCCAGTTGGGCAATGTGCCAGGTGTAGGTGTTAGCCATGGGTTGGGTGGTCATGTGGTGAGGTTAGCTGGGGTGAGCAGTGAAAAAGAAGACTGGCTACCAAGTGGCGATCGCTGTGCGCTTCCATGTATTCGTAGCAGTGCAAACGTAGATGTAGTCGGCATCCCAGCAAATCTCACCAGCAGTGCCAGTATCAGTTGCGGATGCAGGGGTTTTGGCAGTAGCAATTCTAATCCGGTTTCCGTTCACCTGTAGTAATGCGCCGCCGCTGTCCGAGCTGGCACCAACTAAGAGGCGTCCTGCTGTATCGACACGCAATCTTTCGTTTGTGTCGTGCATGAGTACAAATGGACGAGGCGTTGTCCCCCAGGTGTGCGACAAACCCCAAACACCGTTTGTGTCGTCCAAGAACAGAGCGGAACGTCCATTCTGTCCTGGGCCGTCAACTCCTACTGAAATACCTGCCGCACCAGTAGCTGATGTGATCGCAGCCTGAGGAGTGAATGACGACCCACCTCCTCTTGGTACAGAGAAGGCGCCACCAGCTCCTACATGAAAACTTGTGCCAGGGCTCGTAGTGCCAATCCCTACGTTGCCTGCGGAAGTAATAGTTAGGCGATAGGCGCTACCAGTAAAATCATAAACATCAAAGTTGCCAAACCCGCTGCTCCCGGATATAAGGCCGTAAGTTTTACCGCCAGCTGCTGCTGAATAGTCGAGCTTAATGTAGGGGGTAGTGGCCCCACCGCCGACAACGCTTACGGTCCCACGGTTCGTAGAGCTTCCAACTTGAAATAACTCGCTAGGCGACGAAGTCCCTATGCCTACGAGCCCTGCCGAGTTGATGCGCAGTCTTTCACTGCCATTCACCTGAAACTGCAGCGAGCCAGTGCTGTGCTCATACTTTATATACCCAGGAATAGAGGCATCCCCGGCATCGTTGAATCCAATCCAGGCACTGCCTGAGCTAGACGTTCCTATCGCAAGACCGGCGTTAGTCCTAGATGTATTGCCAATAATCTGCTGGAATACAGAGTTGTAATTACCAGGGCTGGACTGGCCAACCCCAACATTCCCACTCGCATCCACGAACAACCTGCCAGACCCAGCAGTGCCGATGGCTACTTGGTCTGCGCCGGGGGAGTAGATGCCGGTGTTGTTGTCGCCGGTGAACGTCAGCGATGGCGATGCGGCACTACCCAACGCCACGCTTACGGCAGCATCAAAAGTCGCCGCCCCGGTCACGTCCAGCGTGCCAGGAATATCGATGTTGCTGGTCCACTCAACGCCAGTGCCCGCAGCATCAGTCTGCAGCAATTGACGCGCGGCGCCATCCTGCAACTTGCTTACAGGTAGCTCGCTGATGGTTGCGGTGCCGTTGCTGGCAACCTCTACATCGCCAGTGATGATGCCGACCACTTCACCAACAGTGGTCTTCTTGGTGGCGCTGGCACTGACATCAACCACTGGCAGCTCATCAGCTGCGGCGGGAGGCGTTAGAGCGGTCAGCTCTGAGATTTTGATGTTGGCCATCTATCGGTGCCAATGTGCCTTCAGCTTACTTAATCAGAAAGGCAAGCGTCTCATAGGACACTTTGATGCCGAGGATGGTGATCATGGTTTTTGATAGTCTTTTACTTAGCTACCCAGCCTGTATTACCTGTACCTGTACCTTGCTTGACATATAGAAGACCGGTATCTGTACGTAAGCAGATGCTTCCTGGGTTGGCGGTTACGTTGTTTTCAGGGTCGCCTCCATAAGTAAGAAATGCAACTTTTCCACCTCCAGCGCTTTGGATGGTCATGAGCCCAGAAGCGTTAATAGTTTGAACTTCCGTTCCGGCAACTGACAAAGAATAGGTGGAAGCAAAATTCAACCCCTTATTCCAGGTATTTGTTTCTAGAGAGGTTTCTGGGCTGGTAACTCTGGAGTGGTTGCCAAGAATAAGCCCGTTAACAGCACCAGGATTTAGGACTGCCGCAACAGAAGTCTCGCTTAACAGTCCGTTATCAATAATCCAATAAGTATTAACCGAATTTAGGTAAATAGTGGGTTTGTCAATAATGCTGTCAATAGCTGCACCACCGCGAAAGGTGTTGCGCTCTATCCAGACCCTACTGACATCGGTTCCAGCAACGGAAGAATTACCAGTAATGCAGGCTCCATTCGCGCCATCACCCGCATCAATCCAGTTATCAACTATTTTGATGTAGGAGATGGCAGATCCAGCGGTAGGGGTAAGGTCGATTCCTGTTCCATTGAGGCCAGTCTGGTCGATAATATTGTTGCCAATGTATATTTCGAGGCCAGCATTTATAAGAATCGGCTGTGCGTTTGTTTCTGTATTTAAGAAGGTATTATTGAAAATCCTTACACCTTCAGCCTGCTGCGGGCTTGGGTCAGATACATCTCGCGTAAGCCAGACCGATTTCTGCCCACCAAGGATATAGTTACCGCTGATGTGCCCATTTATTGCCCAGTTTGCACCAATTACAAAGTTAGTGCAATTAATAGCATAGCAGTCGGTGACTCTATATGAATCAGTCCTTAGAGTGATTGCCGAAAAGAAGCCACTAAAAAAGCAGTTGCTAACCACTTCGTAGCCGTTATTTGAGCCACCACGGAACTCTAAAGCGGTAATATTAGAAACCCCGTTTGCATCAAACGAAAGTTCGTGAACTGTAGACGTGGAGTCTACAAAGGTAAACAAATTGCCGACAGTACCAGCTTTAACCTTAATGATGGATCCATCACCAGAGCCACCGACACCTGTCAGTTTAATTAGAGAGAGGGTTCCAGCTGTGTCTACAGTAATTGAACCGGTAAGGTATATGCCCTCAGGAAAAAATAGTGAACCTCTAGGTAATACGGCATTAATAGCAGCTTGAATCGCTACCGTATCATCAGTAACACCATCTCCCACTGCCCCAAAGTCTTTAACACTCACCACATCTTGCAGTTTTGATTCAACGGTGCGCTGCTGAGCGCCAGTGCCGGCTTGCGTAAATTGCACGCCTGCTGCAGTGCCAGTAGTATCAGTGTTTGCAAATTTCTTGATATTGCCGTTCGCGTCCTTCGTGTAAAGCTCAGCGTCCGCCGCATTGATTGCAATTTCACCCACGTCAATATCACCTGCCGCAGGCGGCGTGCCAGATACGGTGCTGTTCTTGTGGGTGATCTTATAGGTCATGGCAACAGTGCCTTATGGGTAGCAGTCTAGCCTTCGCGCAACTGCACCTCGCGCACGGTCACGAAATTGGCCGAACCAGTAATCACATCCGTAGCGCGAACACTGACAGCGCTACTCGTCAGCATAATCTGCGCTTTGTAGTACAAGTCGCCAGGCAGCAGCATCCCGGTGTAGCTAGTGCGGTCTTGCACGTCACTATCAATCATCCAGAATTCTGCCTCAGCCTCCGCCTGCTCGTTAGTGTTCAGCAGCAAGCGCAGCATGTTGCTTGTACCAAGCGTGGCCAATGCAGTTGCGTCAAGGGTAAAAGCGGCAGGAGCAGGCGTTACTTCAGCGTTGTTGTAAGCAGTGACTCCAGCGCTGCTACCACTCACTGCAGCATCGTTGTAAGTAATGTTTTCTTCAACGCCAAAAAACACATAGGCATTGGCGTATTCGCTGCGACTAATGATTGCGGTGTTGCGGGTGTCGCGTTCCTCGCGCTCAATCAGGAAGTCGAACGTGCCGCCACCTTGCACCAACGACTTAACACCATCAAAGAATTGATCGCCCAATCCGGTGGTGTCAATCTCGCTGGCGTTGAGGTTAAGGGTCCAGCTTTGTAGGCAAGCCTCTAGCTTCCATTCGTTGACTAGGCGCAATTCAATCTGACCAGAAGGATCTAATGCAAAATCGGATTGATCAATGTCCTCTCGCGTCACGTCATTAGCGCCAGCCAACGCCGCTGCTCGCGTGCGATAAAACGACATTCGATTTAGCGCATCAACGTGTACGTACAGCCGATTGCGGTACGGAGTGATATCTGCGTCCGACTGCACGGCAAACACATTGCCGTCTTCTGTTGTCAGTACATCGTTATTTTCAGTCGATAACCAGCGAAATGGGCGCAACAGTCCAGCAGGGTATGCCGTGCCGTAACCGACCATCTCGGCATAGTCTTGGTAGTCAAAGATATTGGCGTAGCTTGGAATCAGCGGATCGCTGTACAGATTCGCGTTTGGCCAGTTATTTGCGCTTGCAACCTCGACAAGATCGCCACTGCGAAATCCTGTCGTTGTCAGCGAAATGATGTTCTTGTCTTGGTTTAGCGCAGTGACATCAACCGCAACAGGCGCTGGCGCCGAGCGGTTGAGGACAATCTTGCCGTTAGTACCAAGAACTGCCATGGCTAGCTAGGCGCACCAGTGAACTGGAATGCCACGTTGGTGCTGGTCACATCACCAACAGATACTGACGTGCCAACCTGCGTGATGAACACGCTGCCGGCCAGTGTTTGCCCTGTGCCAACAGTTAGTGTCACCGCAATCGGCGTCTCACGCGAGCTAGCGGTGTTCAGCACATTTGCAATCAAATTGCCTTTGATTTCGGCTTCGTAGATGAACGTCGCATTACCTGTTGCTCCAATTAGGCCAGGCGTATATGTGCGGCTGTAATTACCAAGGTTCGTGGTCTCAAGCGCATCACGCGAAATGTCCACCGTCGCGTTACGCACCACGCCGGTGTACCCGTTAATGGTGAAGCTGCCGTTAGCGCCTGTGTATGCCATGACTACAGTCTAAGCTCAGCCACCAGCGCCACACGCACATTACTGCGGCCAGGACTGCCAGAGCTTTCGATGCTTGGCGGCTCTTCAGCGAAAAACCACTTCAGCCCTGCGCCGGTTGCGCTGCCGTCAAGCCATGTTGTCAACGTAGACGATGCGCCACTGAACAATGCCGAGGGCAGCGTCAGATCAGTTGTAGCGCCCTTGGCTGAGTTGTATGCCTGCGCAATGGCAGCAGCGTTGTCGTCGCTGATGTTGTCGAATCCGAGGCTGAGCTGCGCTTGTGATGGGCGGCTGCCCCACAGCCTGCGTGTTGTGACGCCAGATTGTGACGTGATACCGCTTGTCGGCCATCGCGGTGCCGTAAAGCTGCGGCTGGTTGGCGTGATGCTTGGAAATGCGACAGCCATCACTCAATCACCCAGTTGCCGGCGGTATCAAAGCCGTTTGCCAGCTCCAGAACACCCGAGGCGTTGGTTGGCATGTGAACTGCTTCAATGTTAAACGTGCCTTCTTCGTCTGGCGTAATCCGCTCGATTTGGTAGGTGCGCACCTGCGTGCTGGGCAGCTTGACGGTGAACACCACGCCAACCGGAGTGGCTACGGTGCCGCCGCCGCTTACGGTCAGCGTTGCATCGGCTGGTGGTGTGCCTTCTGTGCCATCCCAAGCAATCACGTTGTAGGCGCCATCGGCTAGAGGCTTGGTGCTGACCAGTGCGCCATCAGCGGTGACGACGCCATTGTTGAATTCGTCGTATTGCGTCTCATCCATTGCCACACGGATGTAATCGCTAGGCCCAAGCTTGGCTAGTGCGCCTTCATGGGTTGTGCGGAAGCTGATCGCGTGCGTCGGAATGCGGCGCATACGGATGATGAACTTGGCGGCATCAATCGCGTGCGCACGGCTGGTGACGTAATCGCTGAGATCGAGCGACTCAACTGGATCGGTTGCGCTGCCGATCGCCTCACGCACCAGCACTTCGCGCTCAGTCGGGAAGATGCCGGGATTGGTCAGATCAGTACTGGCACGCTCTTCGCGGTAGCGCACACTGACTTGGATTGGCTCGCGCTCCTCAGGCTCAAGGTATTGCAGCTTGAAGCTGCCCTCAACGATATTGCCGGCAGTGAACAGACCCTTGATTGGCACTGCCGTGAACTGCAAGGCCGGACGCAAATAGAACTTGCCGTCGCTCTCGCCAAACACCAGCAAATGGGCGGCTGCGGTGTCTGCTGCCCACTGGCGAAGGTTGACGCGATCGGCTTGCACGCCATCGAAGAAGTATTTGCGGTCGTAGCACCAATCCGCTGCCGTCTCAAAGGCATCAAGGTCGATCATCTCATCGGTAATCAGATCACCAGCGCCATAGGTGGCATTGGTCATCAGATCCAGCAGCACATCCGGGAATAAGTGCGTGGCGCCAACCGCGAGGCTGTTGCGCAGCCTGCGGCAGGTTTTGCCTCCCGTGACATAGCAACTGAATTGTCCGAACTGCTGCCACTCAACCGAACTCATCACGTTGATGCCAACTAAGGCGAGGTCGTCATAGACCGGTGCCGTGGCATTCGGCACGATCTCGTTGATGTACACCACCTCGTGCTCGGGTCCACTGCCGGCGCTGCTTTGGGCCTCTTCATAAACGAAGGCTTCCGCGAGCTTGCCCCATGTATCGAGGTAGCTGCGGTCCGCTGCACTGCCGTAGTTGCTTGGATCCAGTTCGGGAATGCCTTTGCCTTCGCCGCGTACTGCGGCAATAGCAAACTGCTCAGCTGTGCGCGGAACTGATTCACCATTGAAGGCGACAGTCACCGCGCCATCAGTCACCACTTGCCGTGTGCTCAGTCGTGCATCTAGGACGTAGAGGGTATTGATGCCAGTGCCCGCGCGTACCTCAAAACCAGACAGCGGTTCAATGTTGAACTCCCACTGCTTCAGCGATGGCATGTTCAACTGCACGTAGTTGAACACGTTTTGCTGAGTAGCGCCACGGATGCCGTAGGTGTTGCTCAGGATCGTGAACGCACCGCCGCTGCCGGCTTCGCGGTAGCCGATTTTGAAGAAGCTATAGCGCTCCTCTGTAGTGGTGATCGTGTTGCTTTGGAACACATCCACCTTGAGAGTGGAACCGCGCTCGATGATGTCGTCTTTGCGGCTAATGCAGGCGCGATCATCAGCTTGAGCAAAGCTGATCGAATCCTTGAGATTGCAGAATCCGTTGATCCGGATGCCAATGCGCGAGCGGATGCCAAATTCAACCGCCTGACACGGGCGCGTGGTTGAAACGCTGGCAATAGCGCAACGCAAGATATGGCCATCGGGCGCTGTGGCGACGTTGCGCAGCTCATAGCTGCCCGCTAGGTAGTCATCGCCATCGCGCTCAATGTTGGCTTGCGTATTGAGCGTGACTGATCCAGTGCGCACAGTCGTAAACACCGCAGTGATTTCAGTGCCGCTGCCGGTAGATATATCGGCTTCTGAAGCAAACACGTCGTCCGTGCGGCTAGTACAGATTGCAAGCGCTGAGCCAACCTTGTAGAGCTCGCCTGGAATGATCGCGTCGTCCCATGTCTTCTGGCGGCCTGCAACGGTGCCGGCTACATCTGCGCACTTTTCGATATGAATTTGCGTGGCGTCAAACTTTAGGTTTTTGGTCACCGTGACAGTACCATTGCCAGTCACGCTGGTGCCACCTTGAATTCTGAAGACTGGCGTTTTATTATCGTTGACCGCATCAATATCAATGTCACCGCCACCGCCGCTAGCGCTAACGCTAGTCACAACAGTTACACCATCTACAACTGCCGTGGTTGTACTGAGGCTGACGTTGCTTAACGTTGCTCGTTTGATCTTTTGAGTTGCTTTTGTGCGGACTCTGATCTTGACGGTGTACTTGCAGACCGCTTCGTCGTCATCGTCCGTGATGGCAGGATTGGTAAAGGTTACGCGGAACTTGCTTGCTTTTAGCACTTCAATATCTGTGTCAATGTTATCGCTGTCGTCGTAAACACCTAGACCAGTTGTATCGAAAGTAAAAGTGGCATTTAACGTGCCAATGCCTTCAGAGTCGATTGTGACGCTGTTGACAGTTGCACTTAATCGGCTCCGCAAATCTGCGGTCGACTCGTCGTCGTATTCGTAAACCCACTTTGCGCGGCTGTCTTGACTTGCTGGTTTGTTATAACCAGCAGCGCCTTCTTTTGTGATCTGCTCTTCGCTGATGCTCCATGCTGCGGTGTTGGTCAGCGTGCGCAGATCACGGCTGAACTCCGTGTCTTTGTCGCTGCTGGGATAGAGCTTGTAGGTGATCGTGCTGCCGACGCTGCCGACGCTGCCGCTCACCAGTCCGCTGCGGCTGCTGAAGTAGGTCTGCGCTTTCTTTCGTTGCGCCCATGCAACGTCGTCGATCTTGCACTTCACCTGCGCATCGCCGTCTTCGCCTTCAGGCACCAACTGCGCTTGTACACGCGGCCTGATCACTGGATTGACCTTGAAGCCAAGGTCATTACCGATAAGCGTGTAGACGCCGAAGATCGTCTGGTTGTTCGGCCTGGTGGCGCTGCTGAAGTCTGCTGCCCAACTGCTGCCACGGCGCACCATGAATACATCGGATCCGCCTGCGTTTTGCGCGTTGCCTACATCAGCGTTAGCAGCACGGCCAAAGATCTGATCACCCGATGCAATGCGTGTGGTCAAGCCGCTACCCACGCGGCCATAAACGGTGAGCCTGCTGCCGGCGCTGTTGGCTGTGCTGTTGCCAAAGTCGTAGCTGGCCAGCGTGTTGCCGCCAGCTGCAAAGTTTTTCGAATCAATGCCGCCGATCGGACCCTCTCCGATCATGAAGATGGCACGCAGCATTTGACTGCCGCCAAGGCTGTAGATCTGGCTCCACAGCATCGGGGTGCTTACGCGCACGCCGCCGTAGGTTGTGCCGCTGATGGCCTCACGCAGCGCATACACCAGTGGGACGGTGCTGCCCAGCGTGGTGATGTCCTGCGTGCTGTCGAAGCCGTAGCGCGGGGTATAGCGCTGGTTATTGGTGATCGGTGCATCGCTGCGGTTGCGTGCCTGCAACTGCGCAGGACGTCCGCCTTGCTGCTGCGGGACGCTTGGCTTTAGGAATGACGAGGCAATCTGAAAGCCAATGCCAATCACGCTGAGTGTGATGGCGATAATCGTTTCAACGCCTGCAATTACCGCTGGCTCCGGCTGCTCCTTGGCATGTCGCGCCACTTCAGCCTTGAAGTACAGATACTGCTCGTCTGTCAGACCCAGCAGGCTTGCGAGGTAGCGATCAGAAGGCAGCATCAGTGAAACCTGTAAAAGCGAAGACTTGGCATATACGACAGCGGCACCCATCGGACGCCACGCCTGTGATGCACCAACAAAAGCCCGTCATCCACAACGATACTGACGCCAAGGCCGGCTGGGCCATTGCGGATCAGCGTTACGGCGTGCTGCTGCGGGCCATCAAGTTCAACGGTGCCATCACGCCATAACTGCTCCAGCTCTGGCCAACGCTTCTGCTCGGCAAACTGCAGCCACTGTGCATTCATTGACGGGTGATGGATGCCGGCATCATCAAGAATGCGCCACACCATCACTAGGCAGTCTGCACCTTTGCCGTCTTCCGGGTCGGCACCAAACTCGTGTGGTAGCCCAATCCAGCGCTTCCAGTCCATTAACTGATCACTAGGCTGCCGGTGCTGGGTAATGCGCCAACGATGCCAGTGGTTAGGCGGCGCTTAGGGATGTCGCCTTTGGTGGCATCAAGCGGACTGGAAAGCTTCAGGATCACGCGCTCGGTGTCCATTTCGTACTGCGCCACGCGCCACAGCTCAGACCGCACCAATGCATCATCAGCAAAGGTTTCTGGGTCAAGGCTGACGGTTTTGATGTCCAGCAGCCAACGCGACTCAACTGCCTCAGCAAAGATGTTTACGCTGATCGGATCCAATCCTGCAACAAGACTGGATTCGCTGCGGTCGCCGCCCTTACTGCCAGCGCCCAGCGTGTAGCCGAATGGCGCAAACGCGTAGGTCACGCTGCTGTAGGTGCGCGTTTGATTGATGCTGAAGTTTTGATAGGCGTAAACCGGCGAGGTTGGCGTGCCGTCACCCTGCAGAAAGCGTGCGTAGTTGACAAATGCAAATGTGCTCATGCCATACCTACGCGCTTACGTGTTTTTACTGAGTTTTGCAGTGTTTGCAGTGTAAGCGCCCTGCCGCGTTCTGCTGCCAACGCAATGCCACGCTGATGCTGCTCAGTGGTGACGTATTCAACGCCGTTGATCACGGTCGATTCGTATTTCACCTCGATCGGTTTTTGCTGCATTGCGCTACCGCCAGCATTCATCTGACGGTTGGCAGTTTGCTGATTGAGCATTGCCCGCGTGTCATTGCCTTGACGGTTTGTGGCTTGCTGGGCTAATGCGGCGCGGGTGTCGGCATTGGATACGACGCTGCCGCTAACGCCAGGCACAAACAACTCGGGACCGCGCTCACCGACGATGTAGGGCTGGCTGCTGCCGACTGGGCCGCCGTTGGCGCGACCCGGCAGCAGTGATGGCATCGAAAATCCTTCCGCAAATCCTGCGCCACCAGGCATTGCAACTGGACCGTCGCCACCAAACAATCCGCCACCGCCACCGCCAAGCGCTTTAAGGATTGTTTGAAATACAATCATCGCCATTTGCTTGGCAATAATTTCTGTTGCCATACTAATAAACGCACTGCCAATACTTTTAAACGCATCAGCCAAAGCTTCTTCAGTTGATTTGGCGCCGGTTGCAATGTCTTGGAACGCAGCACCAAAAGCGTCGCCTATGGCATTGGCGCCAGTTACCGCCATGTTGATTGGATTGGTCAGCGCTTCCAGCTCTTCCCGGTATTTAGCCATTTGCTGCTCACCAGCGCCCGGCATTAGGTTGATATCGGTCCTAAATGTTCCAGCGCCGCCGGGTAGCATCTCGCCAGCTTGTAATCCAGCGCGCTTGTAGTACTCTTCAAGCTGTTTTTTGATTTCATCGGTCTGGAGCTTTAGCGTTTCCAGTCGTTTGATTTCATTGTTTAGATCCGTTAGGTTGATACGCTGCTCTGCGTTTTTGAGTTCGCCAATCTGCTTTGCTCGATCTTCGTAATCAAACTGGATTTGCAAGCGTTGCCGCTCCAGCTCGGATGACTCATCCAACAGGATGACTTGGCGTTTGAACTGGACGCCCAGTTGATCGCCAACTTCAAGCGACCGTTCAAGCTCTTGCCGTAATTTTTCCGCTTCGCGTGCTGCTTTTTCTGCTGCCTTCTCGGCGTCGGTTTTGCCTTTGCGGCCGTTACTGCCGCCGCCCACTGTGGCGCCTACAGGCGTATTTATGGCGTTGAGTGCTGGTGTTTGCGCCGTACGCGTTGGCAAAGCCAAAACACCGCGAGCAAAACGTTCGCGCTCGGCAAGGATTTGTTCGCGTGTATTTCCCAGTCCGCGACCAAATCCGCTAATTGCCCCAATGGCCTGCATTGGCAAATTCTTTTCGCGCTCAGCTTCGATTGCCGCCAAGGTTTTGCGCGCAGTTTCTTTAGACGCCGCCGGAGCGGATCCGCCAAATGTTGCCGCTGCACCGCCTGCTTGTCGAACGCCACGCAAACGATCTAGCTCTGCCCTAGCCTGCATAACAGCTTGTATGCCGTAAACAGCAATATTGACGGCAATAGCGATTGTTCCAATAGAAGCTAGGCTTGCCAATACACCGCGCAAACCAACCAGAGTTGGCGTTGCAGTTGCAGCAGCAGCTTGAAGCGTTCTAGTGTTTGCTGTATAAAGAGCAAAAGCAGAAGAGCTAGCTGTTGCGGCCGTTCCTGTTGCGGCTGTTGTTGCCGCCATGCCAGTCATTGCAGCAACAAAACCTGCGCGCAAAGCAATAATTCCTTGGATTGCTTTTTGCAGCAGAATCATTTGCGCAACGATTTTGACAATTTCAGCGATTGCCGCTGCAACTGGTTGAGGCACAGCATTGATTGCATCAGCAAAAGCATTGACTGTATCCGTAACGTCCTCAATAGTTGAAACAACCGCTCGTCCAAAAGCTTTGCCTAATGCTTCGCTAAGGTTCTTAAATGATGTATCTAATGCCTTGAGCGCATTCTCAAGGCTGACTTTCATCGTTTGAAAATCAGCATCTGTTTTACCAGATGCGTTTCCAATTTGTTCAAGGATATTTTTAAAGTCGGAGCCATTTTTGGATGCAGCGGCAAACGCACCCCGCATGGCTTCCGTGGGTCCAACCATGCGAGCCGCCGCTTCTTTGTCTTTATCAATAGCAACTGCTAATTCTTCCATTAAACCGCCAAGACCTTTAGTCTGAAGGCCCATTAGGTTCCATTGAACGCCAAGTTTTGCTGCTGCTTCTTGGCTTTCTTTGGTTGGCTGCAATAGCTGTGTCAGTACAGCACTAAGGCCAGTAAATGCCACTTCTGCCGTAGCGCCATTTTTTGTGGCGGATGCAATAAACGCATTCGTCTCGTCAAGGCTGACACCAGCCAATGCCGCCATGCTCGCTACGCGGCCAAGTTGACTAGTGTAATCCGACCACTCTTGATTGCCTAGCTCGACTGCTTTAGAAATGCTGTCGGTTACCTGTATTGCTTGGCTGCCAGACATTCCATAGCTGTTTAAAGTCTTTACCAAGACTTCAGTTACAGCTTGCGTATCAGCCAATCCGCCAACAGCAGCTTTAGTTGCAGCGCGCAATATATTAACATTGCCTGCAGTGTCGCTAAAGCCTGCAGATGCGGCTTGATATGAAGCTGCTGCTAATTCAGCTTTGCTAGCAACACCACCAAGCTCTTTGCTTAAAGACGAAAGCGCAGGGTTAATCTTGGCTACATCTACACCAACCGTTGCAAGACGGCGAATGTTTGTATCTAATTCTTTAACATCTGCAATAACCTTTGTCAGCGCAAAGCCAACGCCTAATGCGCCCAATGCAGATTGCAACGCGCCAAATGCACGCTCGGTAGTAGCTGCTTGCGACTCAACCTGCCGCAGCTTGCTAACTGCGTCCCGGCTGTCGACGTTAATGGCAACGTTGGCGACAACCGACACGACTTACCTACGGCGTTGCTTCATTCTACGATCCTGCTCTTCATTCTGAAGCTCAAAATAGCTAGACCAAAGCAGCAGCTCTTCAAGCGTTACCTCACGGTTGAGCCGAGCTAGCGTGTAGCCCAGCTCTTTTGCTACGCCAAGCTGCAGCAGCAGCAGATTGTCTTTACTTAGCTCCTTTTTCAGAGCTTTTCATGTCGGTTTCAGCTTCCTCAGGGTTGGTGATGATAGCGAGCATCATGGCTTGCAAATCGCTATCAAGCACGTCATTCTTCAGCTCAGCAATTTCACCGGCCTGAAACAACCGCTGGCCAGCATCGTCAGCTGCTTTGGTCACGAGCAGATTCAGCGCAAAGCCATTGGGGTCATCGCCACCTGGCATTTTCTGCGCGCGCTCGCGCTCTGCCATAGTCAAAGCCGTGGCATAAAACTCAAACGTAGTTCCATCGCTGAGTGTTACGACGCGTTTGATTGGCTGAAGATTGGCTGCTTTTTTGAGCCGTGCCAGTGCAGATGATGCCATGCAATAAATGTGGGTGGCCCCAGCATACGCCGGGGCCGTTCAACTATCAAGCAGAAGTGCTGAAGTCGAAAGTGGG